CTAAAGGTTTATTTTAAGCCAGTCTTTGCCTCTGTCATCATGATAGCAATCAGTTTGTCCTTGATTTTTATGGCCTAGCAGCCTCATTGTATCAACACCCTGAGCTTTGTATAACCGTTCAGATAAAGAACGTTGCTCATGGAACGTTGCCGGCGTACCAGTTCCCCAATCCAGTCCCGCCTTATCCCGCGCCTTGCTAAAATTCATGGTGATGGTATTCGATTTCACCTGCGCGCCTCGTTCTGCCTGAGATGTGGCGCGGAAAAAATGGACCATCCAGGGACTGACTGCGTAATCCCTGCACCGGGTTACAACATCCCGTAAACTCCAGTTAATCGCATTCAGACGAAGTGAAAGGGGGATGGCAATCTTGCTCCCGGTCTTTTCCTGAATAACATGCAGATGATCGTCCCAGATATCACTGAACTTCATATTAGAGATATCCCCCAGACGCTGGCCGGTGACGAGGGCCAGCAGCATAGCGTTGCCCATATACTGATGGCTGGTATTAGCGACATCGAATATTTTCTGCCACTCTTCCAGATTGAGGCGCTGCCGCGTAATCTTCTGTTTAGGCTGTTTTGTGGCCAGAGCAGGATTATGACCTGGTGGCACCTCACCGAAATGCTGCGCTTCCCTGAATACGTCGATCAGCACTGAACGGACTACCTGTGCCATTCTTGGTTGGCCGGCTGCAATATAATGCTCCAGGATTTGAGCAATATCGCGGACATCGACAGAGGAGATCAGTTTCATACCCGCGCGTTCTTTGAACAGAGCAACAGGTTTAGCTTTCTGCTTATAGGTATTTACCCGAATATCGCCACTATCCAGCCGCTCCTTCTGAATTTTCCAGTACTTGTCCAGCCAGGTTGCAGTGGTGATAGCTTGCCCCTTGCTGGCAGCAATCTTGTCACCGATTGCTAAAATCTGTCTTGTTCGCTGCTCTGCCAGTCGGGCATTAGCTTCGGTTGCTATTGCGACAGCTTCTGTTTCGTCCGTGCCAAGACTGTGGAATTTACCCGTAAGAGGATGCTTATAGCGCCAGTAAATTTTGTTCACTTTCCGGCTATAAAGCGGATAAAGGTTTGGCACTTTGACGTTATTTTTACGAGGTCTTGCAGCCATCGTATAATATCCTCTGCAGCAATGGCGAATCTGATTTTTTGATTACGGGCTGCGCAATACTACCCGTTATCTCGGCATCCTCTCTTACTCGCCAGAATTTGCCTTCTTTACTGGCTGGTGGGGAAAACATGCTTTGCTTGGCGTACCTACGCAATGTACTTAGGCTCGGAGGATTGCTCCGGTACTTTGCGGCGGCCCATTCTTCTAATGTCAGCATTTGAATCATGGTTTTTCTCCATAAAGCCCGGCTTCATCCGGGCAGTTAGGCTTATTCTTCGTGACTGGTAGGTATCAAATGTTGCCAGATAGCGGACACGTATTTTGCCTGGTTAATAGCATCAGCCAGCGCATTGTGTCGTTCGCCGTCAAAAGGCATATCCCGTTTTGGATCGAAACCGATTTCGCGGCCTAAAGTAACGATGGTGCGAACGTCATGGTCATTCCAAAATTGCCACGGGCAGGACTGGCCAGCACGCTCAAAAGCCCCGCGCACAATAACGTTGTCGAAGTTGGCACCGTTGCCCCACACATTTAGATATTTGGTGTTGTTCGCATGACGGTTAATGAAATGGCTTAATTCAGACAGTGCATCGGTTATTTTCAAAGCGGCATCGGAGCAAATGGCCGCACGCGCTTCCGGGCTTTGCTTCAGCCACCAGATAATAGTATCTCCGTCTGGAATGGCTCCCTGCTCCATTGCGCTGGTGAGGTTGACGGCCACATAGAACTCTTCGCCCAACTCGCTGCTTTGCGGATCGAAAAATACCGCACCAATGGAGACGATCGGGGTGTCCGGTTTGGTACCCATCGTTTCAAGGTCGAGCATTAAATGATTCATAACGTCTCCATTTCAGGCTTATCTGGGATTGGTGCCCAGTGAGTAATATGGGTATTTTCACTATTCAGTTCTGTAATCTGAAAAGACCATTCCCAGTTACCGGTTTCTTTCTGCCCGGATGTGCGCCAGACAGAACGCCATCCAATCACCCAACCTTCGCCGCTGGCGTCATACAGCAGGACTGTATTGTTAGGTTCAGGAAGTTGCTGGGTAACTGGTATCGTCGGAGTTGCAGCATCACGCTGGGCCAGCTCTTTCACTCGCAAAGACATGTCGTGGCAATGAGATGAAAGCACCAAAAAATCTTTAGCAATAAGAGCAGGAAAACTTTCATCTGTCGCCGCGTGAATACGGCTTAATAGCCTATCTAGCTGTTTTGTGCTCACTTTGCATCCTCCACGCGCTTAAACTCGACTACCCACACCCACGGGTTAGCCTGCCAGCTGCCCTCGCCGTAAATCGATTCCCACAGCCATGAATAGTCCTCTTTCGCGTTATGGGCGAGTCCTTCCTTTATTACATCTCGGGCGCTAATCTCATGCAGGCGCTCCACGCGAACGCCGGTAATCTCAAGCGTTATGCGGGAAGCCCAGCGCGGCATGTGGATGGATGGCGTCCATGCGCCCTCATATTGCATATCGTCAGTATGAGGTTTCCAGACCGCGTCGTCAGGAATTGACCACAGCCCATAATTACCGGGGCGCTGTTCGCAGCTGGCACGGTAAATTCTCGCGGCTTCTGGCCCACCGCCTTTAACCAGATTTTCATTCCAGTCGATAGCACAGCGATCTTCATTTCCGAGGATGGCCCACGTCTCACGCACCCACAGGCGATCGCCTACCGCACCGAACGGGTTCGCTGGAATTGCGGAGTACGGCTGCGTGCCGTGCGGTAGCCACCAATCATGGGTATGCCTCGGGCTACGCGGGTTTTGGGCTGGTTTGACGCTCCATTCATCACCAATGCGCTGGTTTTTGATAATCCGGCGCGTCTGCGTTTTGCTGCCATCCAGAACTGCACGTACCATTTCTGCGTTAAATATGATCGGACGTTCGCGCATTGTCGCCTCCCTGCCGTTTCTGCACCTTCTCACAGAGATCATCAACTGGACGCAGCCAGTAGCAAACCGGGCCATCCTCGGTATCGTAGATTGAGGCAATAAACCAGCCGCCGCCTTCTGGTGATGTCGGTTTCCACTGGCTTACATCGCCATCACCTGACTCATAGGCTGCTTTCTGTTCTTCAGTTGCGTCACTCTCCATCCACTGCAGATGGCCTGTTACGCGGTTTACGCTTTTCCACGACTCAAACTCACCAGGTGCACCAAACTCCATGCCGTTGGCCGGAACAAAAAGATCCGGATGAGTCCAGTAGCCGTCCTCGTCACGTTCGACGGGTAATGCGGTAATTGGAGAAAGTTTTGCTGTATTGCTCATGCGGCTGCCGCAGCACATGTCCAGTATTGATTTATCACGCATGATGTTTACCCATCAGTTGGTTATAACGGTTCAGGAATAAAACTCGCGCCTGACGTGGGTTGAGCGGTGACATTGTAAAACCGGCGCAGGGAATTCCCTCAAGGCATGGCCACGGCGTCCCGTCGTCTAAATCAAAATCGCGGCGTTCGGTTGCCAGCATAATCAGGTCGGCATATTTGACCGGTGTTGTTATTGCTGGTGGCAGGCCATATTTACGCCGGATGACTGTGTCAATGCGTTCCTCCACTTCCCGGTAGTCGGGTAACAGAGATTTCAGCGGTGAGTTAATATCACTGCAGTAGGCTTCTTGCGCATCGTGTAGCAGCCCCTCCAGTGCAAATTCAGCTGGAACAAGATAACTGACGTGAACCGAGTGCTGGGCAACGCTATAAAAATCAGGTAAGTGTCCGGTGAAGCGGCAAATATTTGAAAGTGCGGCTGCAATGTCTTCAATGCAAATGCTGGCCGGGTCGGTATTAATGAAATTGAAGTGCTTTCCTGTGACTGTCTGAATCCACGACATATATTTCTCCACGTTATTTAATGCGACTGCAATCGCGTAAATTTCCTGTGCGCAACCCTTGCCGTGTGGGCAATATTATTTTCATTACGCTTCACTAAATGCCCCATTTGCGGGGCATTTAAGGCTGCATAATTACGCTTTGAAGTTACCGATGAAAGTTTCTACCGGCTCACCGTCGAACTTCCCGATCAGCAGGTCTCGGAACTCCTTGGCGATATCCTCTTCCTGTGCTTCCAGCTGGACAATGCGCAGAACAAAATGCGGTTCATCACCTGTCAGCAAACTATTACGAAGGCTGAAAGCGCGTTCACCAAGTCCTTCATACGGCAAGCATTTGAACTCAAACGCAACTGGCATAACATCTTTGCTGCTTGCTTCGACGCTTTGCATCAGGGATTTCTTGCCGCTGAAATCACCGTCTTCATGATCCTGCTGAGTTGCCTGCTGGATAGTGATGCGACGAACGGCCTGGGCTGCCTGAGAAATCTGCATAGTGTGACCATCGGCATCAAATGCCAGAAGATAATCACTCCAGTCTTCCAGCCATTCTGCGATCTGCTTTTGCTTCAGCTTTTCGCCATTGATCTGGAGCAGCGCACGGAATGGGGCTGTTTTCTTCAGAGTTATTGCGGCAACGTTATCAGCGTGCCCCGGATTATCCAGGGAGCCGATATTAAACACCGAGCGGGCAGTCATGTTGTCTGCATCGATAAAGCAGCGAGCCGGTTCATTGGCGCTGGCGTACCCTATAGAATAACGGGCAAAATCATCAATGCTGGTGGTGGTCATGGCGCCACGGAAACGGAAGCGCTCCAGTGAGAACCGCTCAAGGCTCTCAACACTCACTTCTTTAGGCAGTAATGCGGTGGGGCATGCCAGTCCAGCGATATCGCCGAGATGATAACCGGATAGCACCAGGTCTTTGACTTGTTGAATTGCGCCGCCGTCTAATTGAGACATAGAGATTGTTCCTTATTAATAAACTGGTCTGATTTTTTGCAGTGAATTGTTCTGGCGGTTCACTGGGCCGCTTTAAGCTTTCCGTCATGTGACCCGTTGATACCAAACAGCTGCCCCTGATCCTCCTGCAAGATGGTCAGTTTGCCGCCACGGTTGACCCACATAGGTGTTTCGGTGGTGTCCTCTTCCGTTGCTTTGCCTCGCGGGGTTGGGGTGGTGTACTGCAATTTATGCTTAATCTTGACGCGTTTCTCTTCAACGGAGTTACCCATGCGTTCCAGATCAAACGTCAGGACTACCTTGCCTTTAGTTCCATTGTTGAGAACGCCCAGCGCGGTATTATTCAGTGCAGCGGCGATTTTATTAACAAATACGCCGGCATCCAGTTCGCCCAGGAAATCAGGCACTACGGTCATACGGTCATTGCTCATGGCAACATCCTCTTCATGGCAGCTTACGCCGCGTTATTGACTCCACACACAACGGGGAGGGCACTGTCTGGACAGTCACTGCGGCGCTATACCCGCAACAGTGGCTCAGTGCCCTTGCCGTTGTGCTGAAAAAGATTGGCGGTTATCCGGTAACAAATTCTTCGCGCTTCCCTGGTGTTGGTTGGTTGAAGATTGGGTAACCGCCAAAGGCTACACAGCGTTGAATTCATTGCCCGGCGTAACTTCACCACTTCAGGCGGCAGTGGTATCTTGGGAGTTATCACGCAATCAAGAACGGACTCAAATGCTTAAATCTACGTTAATTGCTCAATGCCTTTACCAGTGCAAGCTGATTTCAAACATAAAACACGGTGAATTTAGAGTTGAAGAAATATTCACCGAGTACTTCCCCGGATACCGTTTTGAAAAGTGGAATACGCATATTCCTGAAAACGTCATCACGTATTATCTGAAAGAATCAAAAGCGGCTGATACCATACGCGTTGATTCGTTCATCAAAGAGCTTTGGGATCTATAATTGGCTTTGAGCCAAAAGTTACGAATCCAGCGTGTCTTATGGTTTTACCTGAGCGGTTAGCTTCTGCCTCAAGAGATGCAGTGTGGCTGACCGCATTGTTTGCAGCACCCAAAAAATTCAGGTAATCAGCCGCCACTGCATTTTCGGTATTTATGAATGCCAAAAGAGCACCATTTACCAGAATTTCAACCTTCCTTCCTTTAGATTCATCTGCCATCACATCCCGCCTTAAACGCCTGTCTGCTGTCGATATTCTTACTTTTGCGCGCCTGTCTTTTATCCACATCAGGCAAGGTGGTATTCTTGGAGTTCTCACATAACCGAGAAATTAAAAATATGGAAAATCCTTTATCTCGACTTGCTCTTGATGCGTGGTACAAGGTCATCATCGTTATCGGTGCTTTCGTTGTCCTTCTTAATGGAGCTGGCTTGCTTCCCAGCTATCCGACAAGAGAGACTTTTATGATCGGTCTCGGTTGCGTCATATGAGGTGTTGCGGAGTGGATGAATCACCCACTTAACGAAACGGCCTACCCACGAACAGCTAATATGCCTGCGCATAAATTTGTCGATTATTCCTGGAGTCCAGGACCTATCGGCATTCTTCTTGACGTTATCGGACTTGGACTGATCGCTTGGGGATTGATAAAACTCCTGTAAATCGCAACCGCACGAGGGGCACTTGTCGTACAGAGGTTTAACCTTAGTGCCAGCCGTGAAAGAAACCATTTTCCTGTTAGCGTGAGTGCTCATCTCGACACCTTTAACCCCTTACATCTCGAATCATCTGCCATCACATCCCGCCATCCCGCCTTAAGCGCCTGTTCGCTGTTGATGCATGAACTATGACTTAGGTAATAACTGGTGTCAAGAGTTGTGAGGTTATTTTTATTACTTGAGTAATAGTTGATGTTCAACGGGAGTTAAAAAATTCTGTTTTATTATTGAGCGGGATTAAACTACTATACATCTATACAGCGTTATTTAAGTAAATAGGCGGGCTGGTTTTGCAGGAAGGAACACATGGAGTGGGAGATTATGGTGGTTTTGCATACTAAAACCGACAGTGGCTGCTATGAGACCACCGTCATTGATGATTCAGCAGTAGTTTACTATCGTAATTTTCTTATAAGGATTTGTTCTGCAACTCCCTCGATACAGGATGGGTCGGTTATTTCGAATGGAGGAATTCTCGGGTCATCAACATCTAAGAAACCATACTTGGCTCCTCCTTCGAGAAAACGGTAAGCGGCTATTATTCCTCGTAAATTGGTTACAACCAGTTGATTGTTGCCTGCGCTTATTTTGGGATCAACAAGGATAAGGGCACCTTCTGGAGCCTTATCTATCCCGGTGTTTTTCTTCATTAAATAAACTCGGAAATAATCTGGCACACTATCATGCCAAGACACTACATCCGCCGTTTTACCCGTTTCATCCCAAACCGAAACTAGGCGTGAGGTGTCAATCCGTTGCAGGGGGCCTTCGCCTCCTTCCATCGCCCCCGCCCCGTTGATAAGCCAGTCGGCACTGATCCCTAATGCTGCTGCCAGCCGTCCGGAATACTTTGAAGTTTCATTTTTTCCGGAAAGAATTTTAGAAATTATCGATTGGTTAACGCCGGCCAACTTAGCGAGTTCACTCTGTGAGCTAAGTCCCGTTTTTTGCATAGCGTCATGAAGTCTTTCAGATAGTTTTTTCATACCCGGAAAATATTCTCTAAGTAATCATCAGTCAAATGACCCATGTAATTGACTTTGTCTATTACATAGGTAATATTTGTATTCAGTTAGGTCATAGGAGTGATAGATGAACATCGTTATTCAAAAGGCAATTGACATTGTTGGTTCCCAAAGAGAACTCGCACAAAAAGTAGGTGTTAACCAATCGGCAGTCAGCAAATGGCTCTGCGGCGGTGGAATTCGCTCGAAATATATTACCGCACTCGTAATTGCCACCAACGGCACGGTAACTTTTGAAGAAATACTGAGTTCGCTTGAACCAAATGCTAACGATTCAGAAGCCCGATTATAACTACCGCAGGAAATCATAAATGGTAGACATCAAAGAAACAGTCAAAGCGATGTGCAAAGCCTATCCCGGTGGGCGTTCGGCGATGGCCGGGGCGCTGGGTATGACGCTGGAGACCTTCAACAACAATATTTATGAGAAAAACGGCTGTCGTTTCTTTGAGTTGCATGAACTGGAAGCGATGGAAGATTTATCCGGTACCAGCCTGTTAGCCGATTACTTTGCCCGGCGTTGTGGCGCGTTGCTGGTGGACATTCCGAAGTTTGAAGAACTGGACCAGGTGGAGTTATTCAGTAAGGCCGTGAGTACCGCCGCGCACCGTGGGCATGTTGACCAGATTGTTCAAAAGTCGCTGGAGGACGGGGTTATTGACGCGGCTGAAGCGGCCGAAATTGAGCGTTATCACAGAAAGCATCTTGCGGCGCGTGATGAAGAGATCCGGGCCATCCTCGCCGTATTTGGCCGGAAAAAGCGGCAAAAAAAGTGACGCCCCGGGTTGCAGCCCAGGGCGTCGGTGACGACTACATCAGTGTGTGTGGAGAAATAATCGCATGAGCATTTTAACCAGAAATCCGGGTGTACCGCAATTACGCTGCCGATCGCTGTCTGGCGGCAAATCTGCTGCAACGTTCTGCTATGAGGTCAATGTACAGGGCTGCTGGATCCCCAGCAACTACCCGTTTGCTGCCTGGGTGGTAGCAATGGGGTGGCTGACGCGTGAAAAACAGGGAGAGGTGACATGAATACGTTACCCGCAACGCAGATAACCATGACCAGCACTGAGCTGGTGGAATATATCAACGCCGAACGCGAGTCTGCAGCCACAGCCGCTGGCGTAAATTTTCCGGGTAAGGGGCACAAACGTTTGCGTCACGCCGATTTTATGGCCAAAGCCCCACGCGTGTTGGGCGACATTCACTCAGCGAAATTTTTCGCTCAGTACACCGACAGCACCGGGCGGGTACTTCCGTGCCTGCATTTACCGAAGCGCGAAGCCTGCCTGATGGCGATGAGCTACAGCTACACAATTCAGGCAAAGGTATTTGACCGCATGACGGCGCTGGAAGAACAGCAGCAGCCGGTTCCTTTGCCTCACAAAGAGGATCAGATTAAGTGCGCCTTGCTAATCCTTGAGTCAGCAACAAAGCTGCTCAACCTTTCCAATTCCTCCCGGCTGGGTGCGTTGCACAAGCTGCAAGAATTTGCGGGCGTTCCCGCGCTGGTGCCCGCTTACGCCATTGATGCGCCCTCGGATGCTGCCGATGGCTCCAGCAGAACCACGGCGGCAATCAGCACCCTTCTGAAGCGCTACGGGGCTGATATCAGCGCGCCGGTGGCAAACGTCATTTTGGGGCGTCTGGGGCTGCTGGAAAGAAAAGAGCGCCCGAGTTTACGCCACGGAACCCGGCAATTCTGGTCTGTGACGTCTGCTGGCCTGATTTACGGCAAAAATATCACCAGCCCGGGCAACCCGCGTGAAACTCAGCCGCATTTTTACGAATCGCGCTTTCCGCGCCTGCTGGACCGCATCATTGCGGCGAGGGGGACGTGATTGAACAGGAATTTATTCAACCGTGGCGCTGTCGTTACCGCGACCGCCGTGGCGTTATCGTTGAAACCATCGGCATTGATACCGTCAACCAGCGCATTATCTACCGGCGTCCTGACTATGAGCATGACTGCGTTTGCCCACGCCGGGAATGGAAAAAGAAGTTTGAGAGGGTTCTATGAGCAGTAAATTGCACGGTCTGGTGTGGGAAGGATGCGGCCCTTCCGGTATGACCCTGTCCCGCATAGCGGTTCTGGCGCGGCTGGCCGATTACAGCAATGACGAAGGTTACAGCTGGCCAGCCGTGGACACTATCAGAGAACAGGTGGGAGCCAAAAGTAAAACCACTGTCCGCGCTGCCATCAAAGAGCTTGAGAGTGCGGGCTGGTTGTCTGTGAAAGAACGCACTTCTGGTGGTCGAAACATATCGAATGCCTATCAGCTGGATGTGGAAAAGCTGGAGCAGGCGGCGGAAGCGGCGCGCAAGAAAAAGCGCCGGGTATCAAAAACTGACCCCTCAAATATTAACCCCTCAAATTCTGACCGCTCAAATTTTGAGGGGTCAAATAACGTCACTTCAGGGGGTCAAAATTTGGTAGGGGAGGGGTCAACCATTGACCCCGATCCGTTAAGAGATCCAAAAACAGATCCGTCAGATAAAAAGACTGTTGGTCGACCGGCTTTGCCAGCCGACGAGCAGCAGTCGGAAGGTTCTCTGAAAATCAATTACGACGATGTACTGACGGCGTATCACGAAATACTGCCTGAAATGCCAAAGGTTCTGGCACTGACTGACGATCGCCGAGGAAAGCTGCGCTTCCTCTGGAAGAAGTTCGAGTTTAATCAAAACCGCTGGGCTGCCTACCTCCGGTTTATTGCCAAAAACTGCCGCTGGATGCTGGAGAACCGGCCTGATGCGGCATCTGGCAAGACGTGGCGAAAAAAGAGCTTCGATTACTTGATAACCGTGAAGTGCTATATCGCCGTGATTGAAAAGCGGGCTAACGATCTGCCTACCGTTGCCCGGGTTAACGGCGCAGAGCGTGACGATGCGTTCAGCCGCCTGGTGGCGAACCCGGGAAAACCCAGAAATCGGGTTGAAGAGTTAGCCAGAGGTGCTGCGTCCGGCCTGGGGCGAATGAATGAAGTGATGGGCCGCGCCGCCTGGAAATCTATCTGGGCTGAGGCAGTCAGGAAAGCGTCAGAAGAAAACGTACAGAGGCCAGCATGAATATTCGTGAAAACGCCGTTGAATATATCCGCCTGAACCCGGGCTGCACGTCAACGCAGATCGCTAACGGCGCTGGCATACCGAAACGCATGGTTCAGCCGCTGATGACCGAGCTGTACACACAGGAAGTGGTTTTGCGCTATGCGCTGAAATCTCATCCCTTTTTCTACCGTCTTCCTGATGAGAGCGACAAACGCAGGTTAAACGATGCCTACGAGGCGCACCGGGAAAAAGCCGAAGAACTTGAAAAGAAACATCTCTGGAACCGCGCCGCCCGTGAATGGCTGCTGGCGATGGATGAAACAAGAGATGAAGAAGCCCGGGAGAAAGCAATCCGCCGAAGGGAATACTGCATCAGCCACGGTAAAAAGGGCGGTGTGGCAGAGACTTCCGGCATCAACGTTTTCTGTACTCGTTATCGGGCCGTGGGGGAACTCATCGCATGGTAAACGCCTATTGTGAATCACTGGCAAAGCTGCGCTCAGCGCCCACGCATTACCTGAAAGATGTTGGCGATCAGTGGCGCTCACCGGATCTGCTGTTCTGGGGTATTAACGCGCTGTTTGGTCCGCTGGTACTCGATTTGTTCGCAGACGACAGCAATGCCAAATGCCCGGCATGGTACACGGCAGAGGATAACGCTCTGACTCAGGACTGGTCAGAACGCCTGGCCGAACTCGGGGGCGCGGCGTTTGCCAATCCGCCGTACAGCCGCTCTCAGTATGTTGATAAGCAGGCGATTACGGGTATGAGGCACATTCTCAAGCACACGCTGGCCATGCGCGAGAAAGGCGGCCGCTATGTTTTCCTGATCAAAGCGGCAACCAGTGAAACCTGGTGGCGGGAAGAAGCGGATCACGTTGCCTTTATCCGTGGACGCATTAGATTCGACCTTCCTGCATGGTTTGTGCCTGCTGACGCCAGACAGCAGCCTACCGGCGCTTCTTTTGCGGGTGCCGTTGTCGTTTTCGATAAGAGCTGGCGCGGTGAGCGATTCAGTTATATCCAGCGTTCCGATCTGGAGGCGAAAGGAAGGGCGTTTATGGCGCTGGCGCAGTTTGCCGTCGGAAAGGTTCAGATCGCAGCACCAGAACCGAAACCTACCCGTACAGCACCGGTAACGTTGCCAGAATCAGATTCAAGGGTCTGGCCGCTGGAAGTCGGCATTGTATTTTCCCGAGTGGAAGGTGCTGGCGCTCTCGAAGTGGCGCAGCAAAACAAGCTGAAAGCACACATTAACCAGCTCTGGCTGGAGCGTATGCCGACCAGCGAGATCATTACTGTCGCTGGTGGTCTGGTCAGCAGTATGCAGGGGGTGGCATGAGAGCGCTGCTAACTCCGGAAATCGCACCGCGCCTTGGCGTGGTGTTATTCAGACCCGGCGCGGATGTGATGAATCTGTTCAGACAGGGGCGGGTACTGATCGAAAATGTCCCTGAACATCTGCAGTCCCTGCCGTCCGGCCACGTTCCGGCAGCATTGCAACCGCTGGCTGACGATCCGGCACTTCATCCGTTTCTCACTGATGAGCGGGTGATATCGGCTGCGGGTGGTCTCAACGGGCTGGAATACTGGCTAGTACGCCAGGATGGCGGCTGTCAGTGGGCGCATGGAGATTATCACCATCCCGAGTGGGTCACGCTTCGCCATCCCCCTGGCGCCGTGCGCCTGTGCTGGAGCTGTGACAACAGGCTCAGAGAGCAGTCAACCGATACGCTGGAAGGGTTAGCCGCCAGCAATGTGTTCCAGTGGGTGATTCACCAGGCGCGGCAGTCGCTGGGATTTGATGAAAGCCACGTACTGACGTTGCCGGAGCTGTGCTGGTGGGCCATTCGCTGTGATGTTGTGGCGGCGTTGCCGGAAGGGATGGCGCGTAAAGCCCTGCGTATGCCGGATGAGGTGATACAGTCAGTAACCCGCGAAAGTGACATTGTTCCCGCAGTACAGGCCACCCGCATCGTGCTGGCGAAAGCACAATCCGCACATACTGCATTAAGAAGTCACGAAAGCCTGCCGGTGCCGGAAAAGCCGGTTATGAAGCTTGCCGTCGACCCCGAAAGCCCGGAATCATTTATGTTGAGACCGAAGCGCCGCCGTTGGGAAAATCAGACCTATACCCGCTGGGTGAAAACGCAACCGTGCGCGGGCTGCGGCCGCCCTGCTGACGACCCGCATCACGTCATCGGTCATGGAATGGGTGGAACCGGCACGAAAGCCCACGATCTGTTTGTCATTCCCCTGTGCCGGTGTTGCCACAACGAGCTGCACGCAGACGTGGCCGCTTTCGAGAGGAAATATGGTACGCAACTGGCGCTGCTGTTTCGGTTCCTCGACCGGGTATTGGCGATCGGCGTTATTGCCACGGGAAAGAAAAATAGCGGAGACAAGAATGCGTGATATTCAGCTGATACTGGAGCGCTGGGGCAACTGGTCAAAACACCGGATTGAAAATGATGTCGGCTATTCTGCCATTGCTGCCGGGTTTAAGGGGCTGTTACCTGAAAACTCTGCGGGTATCAGTTGCACCGAAAACGATGCGCTGATCGTTGATGCATGCGTTGGACGGCTGAAACAGAAACGCCCGGATGAGTACGCTTTGCTGTCTGACCACTATATTAAAGATATTTCAAAACGCGCGCTGGGGCGCAAGTTGAAGCTGTCTGAGGGCATGATCCGGATAAAGTTTCAGATGGCAGAAGGGTTTATTGAGGGCTGCCTGGCGATGCTGGATCTGCGTCTGGAGATGGACGTAGAAGGGTAAACTGTCAGGCCCACTCCATTCTGTGGGCCTGACAGTCATATTTTACCGGACGCTATAACCTTCTCTTTGAAGAGGGTAAAGAATTCCTCAACATCATTAATGATCACTTCTGGGTGAAAGGTTTCTTCAAAAGTTTCATTGGCAGCGTCCGAATGTATGGTTATGAACGTTTCAAATTCGAGCAGCAATTCTTCCAAAATTTTAGGCGAAGAGTTGCGTATGTAATAGTCTACAGCGCCCTCAATAGTTTCTGACTCACATATATAATCGTAATCCTGGTTAAGCCAGGCATCCATCAGATTAGCTATCAACGGATAATTATTTTCCATTTAATTTACCATGTAGGGTATGCGGTAAGTATGTAATAGGGCTTGCCGTTGTAAGGCTTGTATTCAAGAACTACCCGGAATTTAGAGGTATGCACTAATTCTTTGCTCCCCCTTTGAATGTATGCTCCAACTGGAGATCCGGCAACGTGATTAAACGCTAAAGGTCGCTGTGGATAATGGCCCCACAATTTTATCCGTGTGGCGTTAGCCCTCATCGCATCAGTTATAGCCTTTTCTGCAATGTCGATATTAGTGAAGGAGCTTGAACCACGTAACCCCGGCGTCAACTCAAGACGTTTAAGTAACTCGTCTCTGGATTTGCCTATATGTTTCTCAATCGTGTGGCCACCGGGTTTCGCGCCGGTAGATGATTCATGGAGTTTTAGCCGAATACGCCCGATGCGGACAGCAGCAACTCTGGCAGCTCCTACCGAAAGAGCAAACCCGACAGGTACCGCGATATCAACGGTGAGGCCAATTTTCCAGGCGGTCTTATCATCAGCACCAAACTGTTTGGCAAGGGCCACTGCCGTCCTGTAGGTTGCTGTACGGGTATCATGCCCGTCGATCATTCTTTGGGCTGCGGCATTGATACTGTCCATACTATGCACGCCGCCGACAACGCAAATCGCCTTTGTAAACCCTGTAGGTTCAGGCACAAGGCATAAAGCCGTCGCACCGGCCAGTTCGAGGCTGCCCATCAGTAAATCAAGACCGCCCAGCAGTCTGTTACTCATCGTTTCAGCTTCCGTCACCGATTTGTCTGACATTACGGCGGCAAGCTGCACAGGAGACATTGCAATCTGAAGTCCATTGTCCACAGCGTCTATTCCTTATGAAATATTGTCTGTCCGATAGTAAATAATTCTACTGCGTTACGCAAAAAGTGTTGTAACGTGTTAAGAGTGGTGACAACGACAACAGCTTATCATCATAAGAATTCACAGCCCTGGCCCCTGCCGGGGCTTTTTTTTTATTCTGAAAACGATAAATGAGTTGCTGTTAAATTGAACACGAGTTATCTGTGTGTCATCAGACACGGAACGGATAAAAAGACATGTTAAAACAGCAGGATATGACATATAGCGCGAATATTCTTTATTACTGCCTCAGCAACACGCACTGGAAGTCGGTTGAATATCTGGCAAACCTTATGCGTATGAGCGTGGGGCGCTGCCAGCTGATACTGACTCAGCTTGTGATGGCAGGGATGGCGGTTGAGGATATTAACGGGGAAATGTACAAACGCTGCCTGTAACAGGCAATTTTAGCTGTGAAATGGGCGGCTGGCGGGTGTTAGTAGCATCCACCAGCCATTCGCCCGTTGTAAGAGTCACGGGCGAACCGGGGCCCACCGCTTTAGCGCTAAAGCAAAGTGAGCCTATCAAAAAAGGTCTTACTTATCCATGAAAAACACTGGTTATCTATCCAGTTGTGAGTTAGTTAACGCTGATTCACTCGTTTACATCAAAACCCTTCCCGATAATTCTGTCGATCTGATTGCGACCGATCCGCCGTACTACCGCGTGAAAAACTGTGCGTGGGACAGGCAGTGGGACACCGTGACCGACTATCTGGCCTGGCTTGATGAGTTCCTGGCAGAGTTCTGGCGGGTGCTGAAGCCCAGCGGTAGTCTGTATCTGTTTTGCGGTTCAAAGCTGGCGGCAGATACCGAAATTCTGGTGCGCCAGCGCATGCAGGTGCTTAGCGCCATCACCTGGGCGAAACCACACGGAGCATGGCTGCGGCAGAATAAAGCATCACTAAGGGCATTCTTTCCGGCGACTGAACGCATTATCTTTGCCGGGCATTATGGGGCAGAAGGTTTTGCCAAAGGACAGACCGGGTATGCCTCAAAATGTGCCGCGCTGAAAGGGGACGTGTTCGCGCCACTGACAGATTATTTTATCACTGCGCGTGCATCTTTAGGCGTTACTGCGAAAGAGATTAACGAGGCAACAGGGCGGCAGATGTGCAGCCACTGGTTCTCACGCTCACAATGGCAATTGCCAAATCGTGAGCAGTACGAGAGCCTGCAGCGCCTTTTCGCCAGCATAGCGAAAGCTAAGGGCTTGCACTCAACGCTCGATAATGATTATTCAGGACTGGCAGAAAACTACGCAACCCTGCAGCAGGATTACAGGCTGCTGCGTAAACAGTTCGATGAGTTACGCCAGCAGTATGAAGCCTTGCGCCGACCGTTCAGCGTTACCGCTGATGTGCCTTACACGGACGTGTGGACTTTCAGGCCTGTTGCCAGCTATGCCGGCAAGCACCCATGCGAGAAGCCAGCCGAACTAATGGAACATATCATCACCAGCAGCAGCAGGCCGGGTGATGTGGTGGCTGATTTCTTTATGGGATCGGGCGCTACTGTGAAAGCGGCGCTGAAGCATGGGCGTTCCGCGATCGGTGTTGAGCTGGAAGAAGAGCGTTTTTTTCAGACAAAAGCAGAGATTGGATGAAATAAAACCCCGGCAAAATACCGGGGTAGGGAAAGTGAAGACGGAGGAGAGCCGCTAAACTGCTTTGTGTAACTCGTTACGCGTAGCAGAGGCAATGAATCCGCTACGGCTCTTGTACTCTGGTTTGTTTCTGACAACATCATCAATTTGGTGTAATAACCGGTGCGGCAGCGTGATGTTAATTCTCTCTGCCCGTCCATCAAACTTATCCATGTTTACCCATACCAGCGCCCACTGGCCAGCTGTGTATTGCGCCGCGTCTTTCATGATGTGGTCCTGCATAGTTTTAGGTGCAGGAATGTCCATATCACTTTCGGTCAGCGCTTCAAAGTGCGCATCAATGGCGCTTTGTGCGTCAACATAGGCATCATCAATGGAGTCTCCGGCAAAAATGCAGCCATCTACATCGGGAAACCACCCGCTGGCCGTACCGTCTTTGTCGATCTCAATAAATGCTGGATAATGCATATTTATCTCCCCGTGGAGTTCGTCGTAAAGGAGCGCCCCGGGGGACGCTTCCTGATTACTTGATCCCGGCCTTCTTCAATATCTGCCTGAGGGTTCCAGGTTTAATATCCTTGCTGGGATGGGGTACTGTGATTAAGTCAGTAAAATCTGGATTTTTGAACGTGTGGTGACTTCCTTTTACCCTTACCAACGTCCATCCCTTTTCTTCTAACCGCTCTATCAGTTTCGAACTCTTCAAGCATCCTCCGTCTCGCTAACTGACAGGGTAATTATACACACTACACACATCATAATGCAATGAAATAATGTGTACTGTGTGTATTCATCACAAGCCCACTTCGGTGGGTTTTTTGTTTCTTTCAACCCACACACCACGGCTGGCCGGAGGTGAGAGATATGCGTATGCCAAACAATCCAAACTCCTGGCCAGACCTGTATGACGTGATGCATAGCTGGTGGCGCGGTGAAACCCCGATCGGTGCAGTAGTGATGGCCTGTGGTATGGCGGTAATACGCATTGCCTACACGGGCGGCGGCTGGAAAAAGATGATCCTTGAGGGGCTGCTGTGTGGTGCGCTGACGCTCACCTTTGCATCTGCGCTGGAGTATCTCGATCTGCCCAAGTCAATCTCTATCGCCATCGGCGGTGGTATCGGTTTTATCGGCGTGGACGCGTTTCGTGCGTTTGCGTTGCGTTTTATCGGCAATCGTTTTGGAGTTAATGATGACAACCAGCGGCAGTAGAGGTATTCGCAACAACAATCCAGGCAACATCCGCTGGGGTGATGACTGGAAAGGGTTGGTTCCGGTAGCACAGCGTACGGACAAATCATTCTGCCAGTTTACAAAGCCAGAGTACGGCATCAGGGCGATGATAATCATTCTGCGCAACTACCAGAGAAAGCATGGCCTGAACACCATCACAGGGATCATTCACCGATGGGCACCCACGGTAGAGAATGACACCCAGGCGTATATCGACAGCGTTGCCAAATCGACAGGTGTGCCAGCTGATAAGCAGATTGATACAACGGATAGCCGATTTATGACCCGGTTGCTGCAGGCGATCATTAACCATGAAAACGGCAGTCAGCCCTATGCTTTTGACGTGTTTATTCGCGCCTTTGATCTTGCTGGTGGTTGATGATGCTCATAACCCTGCTAACGCGCTACTGGAAGCCATTGGTGATGTTGCTGCTGGTGGTTTTTTTATTTATTGGCGGCTGGTGGTGTGGAGCTATCACGACAACAAAGGTCTGGGAACTTAAATGGTCGCAGCGTGATGCTGCTGACGTTAAAGCCATTGCCAGGCGAGAGCAGGCAGAACGGGAAGACAGCCAGCGCCGCCAGCGTGAAGTTGCAGCGCTTGACGTTAAACATACACGGGAACTGAATAATGCGAAGTCTGAAAACGATGATTTTCGCCGCCGCGTTGCTCTCGGTGGCCGGGTGCACGTTAAAGGAAAGTGCAAGCCAGCAGATAAGCCAGCCGCCTCCGGCCGCATGGGCAATGATGCCACCGTCGAACTCTCTGCAACTGCTGGACAAAACTTTCTCGATATCAGAGAAGGAATTACCAGCGACCAGGCAAAAATAAAATATTTACAGGATTACATCCGAGCCAGCCAGTATGAAGGTGATACACCTGAGCCACCAGAATCCTTACCGATCGAGTTTACCAATGAAAGAGCCACGCATCTATAACAGCCGCTGGGACACCGCGAGGCGGTCATTCCTGAAATCTCATCCACTCTGCGTGATGTGCTTACGGCAGAACCGGGCAGAAGCCGCAACGGTTGTTGATCACATTAAGCCACATAAGCTGAAGGAAGCATTGAATGTCGGTGATAAGGCGACAGTCGCAAAAGCTCAAAAAATATTTTGGGATAAAGGCAACTGGCAAAGCCTCTGTAAGATCCATCACGACTCGACCAAACAACGCGAAGAGAAGCGCGGGCGCGCCATCGGATGCGATGAGAACGGCATGCCGCTTGACCCGCAGTCACACTGGAAGAACTCATGGGAAGCATAATGACAGAAGAAGATCAAACCATTCTGATGTTCAAAGGGCTGATTGCGTTCGGTCTGACCGGCTCACAGATGCGGGCAGGGCAGCGATGATGGCAAACGAGAAAGGGCGATAAGGGCATTAAATGATAATGATTATCAATCACGTTGAGCGAGGCCGACCATTTATCTCAAATGAGAATTAATATCATCTAGAGTAAATGAGAATGAATATCATCATCGATGGGGGGCGGGTCAAAACTTCAGGTGCAATTGTTCCCCTGACCGCCCGCCCCCCTTTTTACGCACAACCGCGAAATGAAAAGATTTTTTCTGGAGGTTGGAAATGGCCGGAAGACGACCAAAACCAACCCATCTGAAAGTTGTAACCGGCAATCCGGGTAAGCGCGCGCTGAATAAGAATGAGCCTAAGCCCGCCCGCGAAATTCCAAGCCCACCATCGCATCTTACTGACTGGGGTAAAACAGCCTGGGGCAAACTCACCGTGCTTCTTGACGGCATGAGAGTGCTGACGGTAGCTGATACCCTGGCGCTTGAACGTCTCTGCGATTTATACGCGGAAATCTTACAGCTGCGTCAGATAGTCGATATCGAAGGGCGCACCTATACGACTAAAACCCAGATGGGTGATTTTTTAATTAAAGCGAACCCGGCTGTAGCCATGCTGGCTGATACCGATCGCCGTTTCAAAAGTTACCTGGTGGAGTTCGGTCTTACACCTGCTGCCCGGTCAAAGGTGGATGTGAATGGTGGAGAAAAAGAAGAAGACCCGCTCAACCAGTTCTTCGGTTGATCCGGCTACGCAGTATGCACTCGATGTTACCAGTGGCAATGTTCTGGCTGGACCGGATATTCGGGCCGCTTGTGCCCGGCACATCCGCGATTTAGAGCATGGGTACAAGCGGGGCCTTGCATGGGATGTTGATGCAGTAACGCGTGTTATCAACTTTTTTGCTCAGGTACTGAAGCTTAACGGCGGAAAGCATGAGGGACAGCCCTTTAACCTGTTGCCCTGGCAGTGCTTCATTGTTGGCTCTCTTTTTGGATGGAAAGCAGAGGATGGAACACGCCGTTTCCGCATGAGCTACATCGAATCCGGTAAAGGCTCGGGCAAGTCGCCGCTGGCCGGAGGCGTTGGCCTGTATCTGCTGATGGCTGACAAAGAGCCACGCGCTGAAGTTTACGCCGCTGCCACAAAAAAAGACCAGGCGATGATATTGTTCCGCGATGCGGTGACGATGGTTGATCAGTCCCCCGCGCTGGCGAAACGGATCACAAAATCTGGTACCGGGCTGAACGTCTGGAACCTGGCATTTCTGCAGACAGGTTCTTTCTTCAAGCCGATAAGTTCCGATGATGGTCAGTCAGGCCCCCGCCCGCATGGCGCGCTGATTGACGAAGTGCATGAGCACAAAACAAACGCCGTTGTTGAGATGATGCGCGCAGGGACAAAAGGTCGCCGACAGGCGCTGATGTTCCTTATCACCAACAGTGGCCACGATAAAACCAGTGTGTGCTTTGAGTATCACGAATATGGACGAAAGGTCGCTGCGGGCGATCTGGAGGACGACAGTTTTTTCAGTTTCATCTGTTCACTTGATGAGGGCGACGACCCGTTTAAAGACGAAACCTGTTGGGGCAAAGCCAACCCATCGCTGGGCCAGACGTTTACAGCAAAATACCTCCGCGAGCAGGTTACCCAGGCTCGCGGCATGCCATCGAAAGAAAGCATCGTCCGGCGACTCAATTTCTGTCAGTGGGTGGAATCTGCCGATCCGTGGATTGATAGCGACACATGGATGAACTGCGAACAAGACTTCGATCCTGATGAACTGGCCGGCGAAGAGTGTTATGGAGGTCTGGACCTGTCCGGCTCACGGGACCTTACCGCGTTGGCGTTGTACTTCCCGAAAACGAAAAAACTTCTTGTTGAGTTTTGGACGCCCAAAGATTCATTGCTTGAGCGTGCTAAAACTGACCACGTCCCCTATGACGCCTGGCGTCGCAACGGTTATATCCATGCACCGCCCGGGAAGGCTGTTAATTACGGCTTTGTGGCAGTGCGCATCGGTGAGCTGGCAGCAAAGTACAACATTAAATGCATCGCGTTTGACCAGTACCGTATTAAATATTTGGAGCCAGAACTTGAAAGCGAATCGGTGAACGTTGACCTGATCCCGCACGGGCAAGGGTTCTACAAGGCGCAAGAGTCCGGCTTGTGGATGCCGCGCTCAATTGAGCTTTTCGAAGAGCACCTGAATAACAAAGTGCTCGTTATCCGCTCGAATCCCTGTCTTCGCTGGAACGCCGCGTCTGCAGTTCTTGAAGCTGACCAGAAGGACAACCGGATTTTCGCAAAGAAGAAGAGCACTGGGCGTATTGATGGCGTGGTGGCTTCAGCAATGGCTATCGGCGCAGCGGAAGATGCTGTACTGGTGGAGACTGGCGATCCTGATGATTTTTTTGACGACCCGATTATGGTAGGTATCTGATGAAGGAAAAAAAACGGCCGGGTCGCATAAAAAGCGCGATTGTTAACTGGCTCGGTGAGTCGATTGGACTCAATGACGCTGCGCTCTGGTATGAGTGGTACGGCACCAGTAGCAGCGGCAAAGTTGTGACAGCAGAAAAAGCGCTGGCCCTGGCTTCGGTATGGGCCTGTGTACGCCTGCTGAGCGAGTCAGTTTCAACCCTTCCTATGAAGGTTTATGAACGGGCTTCTGACGGTTCCCGCAAACTGGCAAGCACGCATCCAGCGTATCAGGTGCTGTGCCGCCGCCCAAACAGTGAAATGACACCGTCGCGTTTTATGCTGATGGTGGTCGCCAGTATCTGTCTGCGGGGGAATGCCTACGTCGAGAAAAAGATGATCGGTACCAAGCCTGTTTCCCTGGTACCGCTTCTCCCTCAGTGTATGAAGGTGGAGCGGCTGGACAGCGGGGAACTGCAGTATACGTACACCGAAAAGGGCGTAGCGCGCATCGTCCCAGTCAGAAACATGATGCACATCCGGGGGTTTGGTCTGGACGGCGTCTGCGGCATGATGCCAATGCGCACCGGCCGTGACGTCTTCGGCGCGGCGATGGCGGTGGAAGAGTCAGCAGCGAAGATCTTTGAAAACGGTATACAGACGTCGGGCTTCTTTCTGTCAAAGAATCTGCTGTCGAAAGAGCAGCGCCAGAAAAACCGCGAAAACCTCAACCGCTTCGTGGGCTCTAAAAATGCCGGTAAGGTAATGGTACTCGAGGGTGACATGTCTTATCAGGGCATCACCCTGAATCCCGAAGACGCCCAGATGCTGGAATCGCGGTCATTCAGCATCGAAGAAATCTGCCGCTGGTTCCGGGTGCCGCCGTTTATGGTGGGGCATGTTGATAAGCAAAGCAGTTGGGCATCAAGTGTCGAGGGTATGAACCTGCTGTTCCTGACCAATACACTGCGCCCTTTGCTGGTTAACATTGAGCAAGAGATTTCACGCTGCCTGCTTAACGGCGATGAAGATTTATTCGCTGAATTCTCTGTTGAGGGTCTGTTGCGTGCTGATAGCGCCGGACGTTCTGCCTACTACACCACAGCATTGCAGAACGGCTGGATGTCGCGTAATGACGTGCGCCGCCTGGAAAACCTGCCGCCAATTGAAGGTGGTGATATCTACACCGTGCAGCTGAACCTGACCCCGCTTGAGGACTTACGTAAAAACAGCAGTGCCGAAAGGGCTAAGCTGCTTCGCGAAATCCACAATGCCGTTTTCCCGGACATTCCTTTCGAACAATCACCGCTTAAACAAGCGGCTTAGGAGCACTCCCAATGACATTGAAAAGTCTTCCGGCAGCACCGGAGGGGCGGCCTTTTGCGCACGAAAAACGCCATTTGCCGCCTTCAGCTATGGCGCGCTGGAATGGCGGCATCAAAGCCGCTAAGTCTGATGAGAACAGTATCTCTGTGTTTGACGTGATCGGCGCTGACTGGTACGACGAAGGCGTGACCGCCAGCCGTATCGCCGCCGCGCTCCGCTCTATTGGGGGCGAGGACGTGACCGTGAACATCAACTCGCCTGGCGGCGATATGTTCGAAGGGCTGGCGATTTATAACCTGTTACGTGAGTACGAAGGGAAGGTCACCGTCAAAGTGCTGGGTCTGGCAGCGTCCGCTGCGTCAATTATCGCTATGGCCGGTGATGAAGTACAGATTGGACGCGCTGCATTTCTTATGATCCATAATTGTTGGACATTCGCGATGGGTAACCGTCACGAGATGGCAAAAATTGCGGCAGAACTGGAGCCGTTCGACAGGGCTATGAATGATATTTATGGCGCGCGCACAGGGTTGGATGCGGCCACTATAGAAACGATGATGAATGCAGAAACCTATATCGGCGGCAGTGAATCCGTAGAAAAAGGATTTGCGGACAGGCTGCTGACTGCTGACGAAATTTTAGATGATGACGAAAGCCCTGCTGCCGCACTTCGCAAAATTGACGCAATGCTGGCGAAAACAGACGCGCCGCGATCTGAACGCCGAAAACTTCTTAAAGCTTTAACCGGCAGCAAGCCTGGCGCTGTTGCTACCCCTGAAGGTATGCCGGGCGCTACCGACGAAATCAACCCCGAAAATATTGCACAACTTAGAAACGCGCTGGCCGCGTTCGGCAAATAAGGACTAAAAATGTCTGAAGTAAATGAAGTACTGAAGCAGGTAACAGCCAGCATTAATGATGCCAGCAGCAAGTTTAACGCCAAGGCTGAAGAAGCCCTGACTGAGGCGAAAAAATCAGGCTCTTTGTCAGCGGAAACTAAAGTTTCTGTGGATAAGATGGCGAGTGAGCTTAACGCCATGCGTGAAGCAGAAAAAACACTAAAAGCGGCGCTGGGTGAGCTGGAGCAGCACGTAGCGCAGATGCCGCTGGCGAATGCGAAAAACGTTGTCGAAACCGTGGGCGGCCAGGTTGTTTCATCTGAAGCCCTGAAAGCTTTTTCAGCCAGCATCGAAGGCAACAAGCGCCTCAGTATTCCGGTTAAGGCTGCGTTGCTGTCAGTCAACGTGCCTGGCCAGATCGTTGCGCCCGACCGTCTTCCTGGTATCGATCAGCAGCCGAAACAGCGACTGTTTATCCGCGACCTGATCGCACCGGGGCGTACTGAGTCCAGCACCATCTACTGGGTGCAGCAAACCGGGTTTACCAACAAGGCGGCGACCGTCGCTGAAAACACCACCAAGCCTTACAGCGATATCACCTTTGCGGAAAAAATCACACCGGTCCGCACCATTGCGCACCTGTTCAAAGCCGCGAAACAGATTCTGGACGATATGCCACAACTGCAGTCGACGGTTGACGCTGAGCTACGCTACGGCCTGAAGTACGTTGAAGAGCAGGAGATTCTGTTCGGTGACGGCACAGGCACACACCTGAACGGCATCGTGCCACAGGCATCGAAATACGCTGCCGCCTTCAGCGTGGTGAATCAGAGCGGTATTGATGACCTTCGTCTGGCAATGCTGCAGGCTCAACTGGCACGCTTCCCGGCGTCCGGTCACGTATTGCACTTCATCGACTGGGCGAAGATCGAACTGACCAAAGACTCACTGGGTCGCTACATTCTGGCGAATCCGGCAGCGCTGGCCGGTCCTACCCTGTGGGGGTTGCCGGTTGTCGCTACCGAAGCTGCTGCGTTCCAGGGCAAGTTTCTTACCGGCGCGTTTAACGCTGGCGCGCAGATTTTCGAACGCGAAGACGCCAACGTGGTGATCTCCACCGAAAACGCCGATGACTTTGAGAAGAACATGATCTCAATCCGTTGTGAAGAGCGTCTGGCGCTGGCCGTCAAGCGCCCTGAGGCATTCGTGTATGGCACCTTCACCGCTCCGACCCCTGCTGCTGGGTAATGATGATGGCGGCCTTCGGGCCGCTTTTCCGGGATAAAAACATGAAACTGTTTCTTATTAAGCCGAACTACTTCGGCGGCACGGTCGTTTCCGAAGGCAATACCATCGAGACCACCGAACAGCACGGTCGAGAGCTGATTAAACTCGGCTATGCCACCGAGGTGGACAGCGCAGAACTGAAAGCGGCAGCTGAGGCAAAGGAAAAAGGCGAGGCCGAATCGCTGGCGAAGGCTGAAGAAGAGGCCAAAGCTCAGGCCGCTGCTGAAGCGCAGGAAAAAGCGGATGCCGAAGCCAGTGCGAAAGCGGCAGCTGAGGCAAAGGAAAAAGGCGAGGCCGAATCGCTGGCGAAGGCTGAAGAAGAGGCCAAAGCTCAGGCCGCTGCTGAAGCGCAGGAAAAAGCGGATGCCGAAGCCAGTGCGAAAGCGGCAGCTGAGGCGAAGGAAAAGGCAAAAAAATAAGGTCATGCCATGCTGCTGACGCTTGAAGAAATCAAAATGCAGTGCCGGCTGGAAAACGATTTCACGGAAGAGGATCGTCTGCTGGAACTGTTTGCGCGGGCGGCAGAGGCGAAGGCAACGACCTACCTCAACCGCAACCTTTATAAAACCGTGACCGATATCGGGCCGCTGGATACTGACGGTCTGGTAATTACCGAAGATATACGGCTTGCCCTGCTGATGCTGGTCAGTCACTGGTATGAACACCGAAGCTCTGTGTCCGAGCTGGAGATGTCGGAGACGCCGCAGGCATTTGAGTTCCTGCTCTATTCGCGGCGTCTTCCTGTGTCGGGGTATTAACGTGCAAAGAAGATCATCAAACACCAGTGCGGTATTCACACTGCCAGACCCCGGCGAACTCAATAAGCGCATTCACCTGCGCCAGCGCATCGACCAGGCGGCGGCAGACTATGGCACTGAGCCGCTCTATCAGAATGAGAAGGGCGTATGGGCAAAGGTGCGGCAGGTGGGCGCAACCACCTATCACGAATCCGTTCAGGCTGACGAGACCATTACCCATTACATGACCATCCGCTATCGCCGGGGGATCACGTCAGATTTTGAAGTGGTCTTCAGCGGTAATGTTTACCGTGTTAAGCGCCTTCGCGACCTCAACTCTGCCGGGCGCTACCTGCTGCTGGAATGCGAGGAGCTGGGTGCAGTCGAGCGCGACGGGGAGATGTATGGCTAAGCCGCTTCTGCACGTTGACTTTGAGCAGCCTAAAGACCTCGTTTTCAACCGGGCAAAAATGCGCCGCGCCTTTGTTCAAATTGGTCAGGTTCACATGCGTGACGCCAGACGCCTGGTGATGCGTCGAGGACGATCATCACCGGGACAGTATCCGGGGTTCAGGACGGGCAGACTGGCGCGGTCAATCGGCTATTACGTTCCCCGCGCATCAAAAAGCCGTCCGGGCCTGATGGTGCGCATTGCGCCAAACCAGAAGCGGGGAGAAGGTAACCGCCTTATTGAAGGTGATTTTTATCCCGCCTTTCTGTTTTTTGGTGTACGTCGCGGTGCCAAAAGGCGCAAGAGCCACCACAAAGGCAAATCAGGCGGCAGCGGATGGAAGGTTGCGCCACGTAAAAACTACATGACTGAGGTGCTGGAGTCGCGTAAAGCCTGGACACGTTATGTCCTGAGCCGCGCACTGCGCACCTCACTGCGACCCGAAAGGAAAAAGAAATGAAGCTTTCTCTTGTGATCGCCGCGTTGCGCATGCGTTGCCCGACCTTTGCCGGTAACGTGGCCGGGGCGGCAGAGTTTAAGTCCATCCCGGAAACGGGGAAAATGCGCCTGCCAGCCGCTTATGTGGTCCCTGTGGAAGATGTTACCGCTGAACAGAAGTCACTAACCGATTACTGGCAGAACGTCACTGAAGGCTTTGCAGTTGTCGTGGTGCTGGACAATACACGCGACGAGCGCGGGCAGGCCGCTGGTTATGATGCGGTACATGACGTGCGGGCTGAAATCTGGAGGGCGTTGCTGGGATGGGAGCCGGACAAAGATGCCGGGCCGGTAGCTTATTCAGGCGGCCAGCTGCTGGATATGGATCGGGGAAGACTTTATTACCAGTTTGAGTTCATATCGACGCGTGAAATTTCTGAAGAAGACACCAGGCAACAGGACGATCTGGAAACGTTGGATGAACTAAAAACCGTCGCCATTGATATGGATTACATCGATCCAGGTAACGGGCCTGACGGAAATCCTGAACACCACACCGAAATAAAACTCAGCGAGTAAACCATGCTAATCAAACCCAAACGCGGGCGGTCAGTTCCTGACCCTGTCCGGGGCGATCTGCTGCCTTCAGAAGGCCGGAACGTCGAAGAAAGCAGCTACTGGCACCGCCGCATTGCGGATGGTGATGTCGAAGAAGTCATCACGGATAAGTCCGTGGCGGACACCAAGAAGAAAGGTGAATAATGTCAATTTCCTTCCCGACCGTTCCATCCGGCCTTCGTGTGCCGCTATTCTGGGCAGAGATGGATAACAGCGAGGCCAACACAACGCAGGATAGCGGCCCCGCTTTGCTGATTGGTTGCGCGAATACCGGCAGTGAAATCGTAAAGAACAAACTCACTATCATGCCGTCAGCGTCACTGGCCGGAAAACTGGCCGGGCGTGGCAGTCAGCTGGCGCGTATGGTTGCGCGCTACCGTGCGGTTGATCCGCTTGGTGAACTCTGGGTTATCGCTACTGAAGAACCTAAGGGGGACACTGCCACAGGGTTTTTGACTATCAGCGGAAAAGCGCAGGAGTCTGGCACAATCAGCATGTACATTGGTGTTGTACGTGTCCAGGCGCAGGTATCAACTGGCGATAGCGCTACTACTGCCGCTGCTACGCTGACTGCCGCGATAACTGCTAATCCCGATCTGCCCGTTACCGCGATCGCAGAAGCCGAAGTAATCACGCTGACGGCGCGACACAGGGGGTTGCCTGGCAACGATATTCCACTAATGCTGAACTATTACGGCACAGTCGGCGGTGAAAATATCCCTGATGGCATCAACGTGGTAATCACGCCTATGGCGGGTGGAACGGGTGCGCCGGAGCTTGGTAACACGATTGCAGCGATGGGCGATGAGCCGTTCGATTTTATCGGCACGCCGTTCAGTGATTCAGCATCACTGGCAACTATCGCGCTGGAAATGAACGATACGGCCGGGCGCTGGAGCTATATGCGCCAACTGTACGGTCACGCATACACGGCCAGAAGCGGTTCTCTGTCTGACTTGGTGGCGTTCGGTGACACGCTGAACAACCAGCATATTACCGTTGCAGGTTATGAGGCTGATATCCAGACACCGATTGATGAGCTGGTTGGCTATCGCCTGGCGCGTGACGCCGTGTTTTTACGAAACGATCCTGCACGACCGACGCAAACCGGTGAGCTTAACGGGGCGCTACCCGCACCTACAGGAAAGCGCTTTATTACTACTGAGCAGCAGTCGCTTCTGACCCACGGTATCGCGACCGCGTACACCGAAGGCGGTAGCTTACGTATCCAGCGTGATATCACCACCTACAAGAAAAACGCTTACGGCGTGGCAGATAACAGCTATCTGGACAGCGAAACGTTGCACACCAGCGCCTATGTTCTGCGCCGCCTTAAATCGGTGATTACCTCGAAATATGGCCGCCAAAAGCTGGCTAACGATGGCACCCGCTTTGGGTCAGGTCAGGCCATTGTGACGCCGGCCGTGATTCGCGGTGAGTTGTGTGCGACCTATCGCCAGCTTGAGCGCGAAGGCATCGTTGAGAACTTCGAAATGTTCCAGAAGTACCTGATTGTTGAGCGTAACGCCAATGACCCAAGTCGTCTGGATGTGCTGTTCCCACCGGATTACATCAACCAGTTGCGGGTATTTGCCCTGCTTAATCAATTCCGTCTGCAGTACAACGAGGAGGCCGCCTGATGGCTAAGATCGCCGGTACCTGTTACCTAAAAATTGACGGCCAACAGTTGTCGCTGACCGGGGGCATTGAAGTGCCGATGAACACCGTGGTCCGTGATGATGTGATTGGCCTGGCGGGGGACGTGGATCACAAAGAGACCCACCGTGCCCCTTATGTGAAAGGCACCTTTAAAGTGCCGAAGGCGTTTCCTATCAACAAGCTGGTGTCATCCACGGCGATGACCATTACCGCCGAGCTGGCAAACGGCATGGTGTACGTGCTGGGCAATGCCTGGTTGAGCGGTGAGGCCAACCACAACCCTGAGGAAGGCACGGCCGACCTGGAATTCCACGGTGAAGAAGGATTCTATCAATGAAACCCATTGCACTGAGCAAACCGATCACGGCACATGGCGAGACGCTGCATGTTATTGAGCTGCTGGAACCCACCTATGACCAGGTGGCGAAATTTGGCATGCCGTTTTCGCTGGCCGAATCGGGTGTCGTCAAGCTGGACGCTGCTGCGGCGCTGGCGTATATCCCGGAGCTGGCAGGCATCCCGCTTTCGTCCGCCAGGCAGTTAGCCCTGTACGATATTTTCGTTATCTCGATGTCAATTCTGGGTTTTTTTACGGGGTCGAAACCCCAGGAGAACTCCGAAAACGACTCTACAACACAGCCTACTTCTGGCGAATAAACCCGTTGGAACTGCGCCGGCTCGCCCTGAGCCGGTTTTTTGAGCTGGAGGCTGAGGCCGTCCGCATTGATGAGGAAATGAAACGTGGCTGACAGTTTCCAGTTAAAGGCGATCATTACGGCGGTCGATCAGTTGTCCGAACCCATGAAGAAGATGCAGAAGAACATCAAGGGGTTTGGCAAAGAGTTCTCTTCCATCATGGCCGGCGCGGCTGCCGTGGGCGCCGGTATTGTCACTGCGATGGCTGTGCCGATCAATCAGGCCATTCAGTTCGAATCGACTATGGCCGATGTGCGTAAGGTGGTGGATTTCGATACCCCCGAACAATTCAAGCAGATGAGCGAGGATGTGCTGTCGCTGTCCACCCGGTTGCCGATGGCCGCCGAGGGGATAGGGCAGATTGTGGCGGCGGGCGGCCAGGCGGGTATTGCCAAAGAGGAGCTGCTTTCCTTCGCTGAGTCTGCGGTGAAGATGGGGGTTGCATTTGATCAGACCGCCGAAGAGTCCGGGCAGATGATGGCGCAGTGGCGTACGGCCTTCAAAATGACCCAAACGGACGTTGTTGGGTTGGCGGACAAGATTAACTACCTGGGTAATACCGGTCCGGCGAACGCCGCCAAAATTTCAGAGGTGGTGACCCGTATTGGCCCGTTGGGCGAAGTCGCCGGTGTGGCATCCGGTGAGATTGCGGCGATGGGCGCAACCATTGCTGGGATGGGGGTAGAGTCAGAGATTGCTTCGACGGGGATCAAAAACTTCATGCTGTCATTGACGGCGGGTGGTGCAGCGACGGCTTCGCAGAAGAAAGCGCTTCGGGCATTGAAGATCAACCCGAAAGCACTGGCCGCTGACATGCAGAAAGATGCCAAGGGCACCATGTTAAAGGTGCTGGACTCTATGGCGAAGGTGCCCAAGGCCAAACAGGCGGCAGTGATGACCGCTTTGTTTGGTAAGGAGTCTCTGGGGGCAATAGCACCTCTGCTGACTAACCTTGACTTACTGAGGAAGAACTTTGCCAAAGTGGCTGACCAGCAGGCTTATGGCGGATCGATGGAGAAGGAGTACGCTGCGCGCGCCGCCACAACGGCAAACGCCATTCAGCTTTTCAAAAACCAGATGGCCGCGGTCAGTGTGACGATTGGTGAGATGTTCTTGCCGGCACTGAACAAAGGTATCGGAAAGCTGATGCCGTTTATTGAGAAGCTTCGCGATTGGGTGAAGGAAAATCCCGAGCTGATCAAATCTGTTGCCAAGTTTGGTGCCTACCTATTGGGGACGGCGACCGCAGTGGGCGTGGTGACCAAGGCGTTCGGCCTGCTCAATGGTGTCATGAATATGTCACCGCTGGGTAAGCTGGTGACGTTGCTGGTGCTGGCAGGGGGGCTGATTGTCGAGAATTGGAAGACTGTTGGGCCCACGATTCAAGCCGCCCTGGCGGAGATCAACAAGGTTGTCGAGGCTATTGGCGGCTGGGAAACCGCCCTGAAAGGGATCCTGGCCTTTATGGCTCTCAAGTGGGCCGTTGATATGGTCAGCTCCATCGGCAGCGTAACAAAAGAGATGGGCAAGCTGGGCAAGGCCACCAAGGGGACGGGGTTGTTCGGTGGTGGTGGTGCAGCGCTTGGTCGTCTCGGCGTGATTGGTGCAGCACTCACAGCGAAAGAATACGTCGCCGATCCGCTGGAGGAGCGCTTTACCTGGTTGAAAGATAACGTGGTGACCCGTTCGCTGAATGAGTTACCTTGGCTGGATAGCGTCGATGCGCTGGGCAAGAAGCTGCTGCCCTGGCGGCGGAATGAAGCAAGTGAGGGGGGGTATCAACCTTCAGCGCCTTTGCTCAAACCCATCGGCGCGCCACAGCAACAACCGCAAGGGGGCGAGTTCACCTTCAAATTTGAGAATATGCCGGCAGGCATGAAGGTACAGACCGACAGCAAGTTACCTCCTGGGATCTCCTACGATGTCGGCTACAACCGATTTGCCAAACCCTGACCCGCTCTGCGGGTTTTTTTACGCCTGGAGTGACTATGGCTGAATGGAAAAACAGGCTGCAGCCCGCCTCGTTTCGTGGCGTGCCGTTCAGCATTGAAAGCGATGAAGGCACGTTTGGCCGCCGGGTGCAGACGCATGAATACCCGAATCGCGATAAACCCTATACCGAGGATCTGGGGCGGGCCACCCGGCGCTTCACTGTCAGCGCCTACTTGATCGGTGATGATTACATTGACCAGCGCGATCGGCTGATCGCGGCGGTTGATACGCCGGGTTCCGGTACGCTGGTGCATCCTTATTATGGCGAAATGGCCATCTGCGTAGATGGTGAGGTTCGTGTCAGCCACAGCAACACTGAAGGGCGCATGTGTCGCGTCAGCTTCAGTTTCGTTGAGGCGGGGGAGTTGTCCTTTCCGACGTCCGGCGTGGCTACGGGCCAGGTGCTGGTTTCGTCCTGTTCGGCACTGGATGACAGTATCGGTGAGGTGTTTTCCAGCTTTGGTATGGATGGGCTTTCTGATTTTATTCAGAGCGATATGTTGGATCGGGCCACCGGGATGCTGAATACCGTAGCGGATGCCTTCACCATGGTGGATGAGGGGATCGCCGCTGCTGCACGTTTGCTGCAGGGGGATCTGTCTGTTCTGCTGATGCCACCCTCGTCGGGGATGAATTTTGTCAATGCCCTGCAAAAAATGTGGCGCGCCGGCAATCGTCTCAGCGGTGATGCTTCCGACCTGGTCACCATGGTCGATTCGCTTTCTGGGGTGACGCTTGGACATGATTTGGCCCCGCGTGGCGTCTGGAATACCGACAGTACAAGCACTCAGGCCGTCAAGACCCAGCAAAATTATGTGGCGGAAGCGATCCGCACCACGGCGATCAGTGAAGCGGCGTTTACCGTGACACGGTTGCCTCAACCCAAAACACCGATTAATCAACGCACGCCCGACAGCGCATTACCCGTCGTTTCACATCCCGCGCTGAATGACGCCGGTGTTGATATCCCCGGGTCGCGGCCAGTGACTTGGGACGACCTGATCACGGTTCGCGCTGAACTCAATCATGTCATTGATACCGAATTGCAGCGCACGGCGGATGATGGGCTGTTCCTCTCTCTGAATCGGGTACGTGCGAATACCAATCGGGATATTTCGACACGCCTGGCTCAGGTAGAAAAAACGGTCACCCGTACGCCGCCAGAGGTGTTGCCGTCACTGGTCCTCGCGGCTACCTGGTATGACAACGCCGCACGCGAAACCGACATTACCGGGCGTAATGCCGTGAAACACCCCGGCTTTATTCCTGCTCAACCGTTGAGGGTTCCCGTTCGATGAATAATACCGTCACGTTAAGGGTCAGTGGCCGCGAGTGGGGCGGCTGGACCACCGTCAAGATTGCCGCCGGTATTGAACGTCTGGCCAGAGACTTCAACGTGCAGATCACCCGGCAATGGCCCGGCGAGTCCGGCAGCGTTCCGCTGGCTCCCCGCGTTAAAAAAGGGGATGCCGTGGAAGTCCTGATCGGTGACGACCTGGTGATCACCGGCTGGGTTGAGGCGACACCTGTGCGTTATGACGCTCGCGGGGTCAGTTTTGGGCTTATTGGCAGGAGCAAGACAGCCGATCTGATTGACTGCACCGCAGCACCCACACAGTTTTCGGGTCGGACGTTGGCCAAAATCGCCGAACAGCTGGCCAAACCGTTCGGTGTTTCGGTGGTGGATGCAGGGGCCCCTTCTGGCGCGCTGCAGGGTGTTCAGGCCGATCACGGTGAAACCGTCAATGAGGTGCTGAATAAACTGCTGGGCCAGCAGCAGGCATTGGCCTATGACGATCCACAGGGACGGCTGGTGGTCGGGGCCATCGGTACTACGCATGCCACAACCGCCCTGGTCTTGGGTGAAAACGTGCTGCGTTGTGATACTGAACAGAGCATTCGCGACCGGTTCTCAGATTACCAGGTGGCTGGCCAGCGTGCCGGTGGGGATGACGATTTTGGTGAGGCGACGATTTCGGCGATCCGCGCCACGGCAAAAGACAGCGGCGTCACCCGTTACCGACCGCATTACCTCCAGCAAACCGGCAATGCGACCGGTTCAACCTGTCAGTCACGCTGCCAATTTGAAGCACGGCAGCGCGCCGCGCGAACCGATGAAGCCACCTATACGGTGCAGGGCTGGCGGCAAGGGGATGGCAGCCTGTGGCAGCCGAACCAGCGTGTAATTGTGTTTGATCCGCTGCTGGATTTTAACAACCGAGAAATGGTGATCGCCGAAGTGACGTATTCCCAGGATGAGGGCGGCATGGTGACCGAGCTGCGCGTGGGGCCGGAGGATGCATACCTGCCAGAGCCGGAGAAACCCGGCAAGCGGAAAAAGGCCAAGAAACAAGACGAGGATGATTTTTGATGCGTAACCCGATGGAAGCAATACAGCGCGGCCTGTCCAATCTGCTTGCCCGCGCGGTGGTGCGGGGACTGAATAGCGCCGCCAAATGCCAGACGGTGGATGTGGTGCTGGTGGCCGGTGACCCCAAATCCAGCGTTGAGCATCTGGAGTCCTACGGTTTTACCGCAGCCGCCCACCCCGGCGCAGAAGCTATAGCACTGTTTCTTTCTGGTGACCGCTCGCACGGCGTGGTGATCACCGTCGCCGATCGGCGTTACCGGCTTACCGGTCTGAAAAGCGGGGAAGTGGCGATGTACTCCGATGAAGGTGACAGCATTGTTCTGCGCCGTGGCAATCGGGTGGAGGTGAACACCAAGCACTATGTTGTCAATGCCGTGGATAAAGCCACGTTCAATACGCCGTTGTTCGAAGTACCCAACGGTGAAATTTCCGATAAAACCAGCACGTTGAGCAAAATACGCGAGCAGTACAACGACCACGACCATGACGACACGCACGGTGGCCAGACCGGTAAACCGAATCAGGAGATGAAGTGATGATCTTGACTGTTAATGGTGTACGCACCCCGGGGAATACGCCGCTCGATCGGTTGACGCGCTCGGTCGTGATATCACTCTTTTCCTGGCGTCGGGCAGAGCCGGACGATAACGCTGAGCAGCCAATGGGATGGTGGGGCGATACCTGGCCTACGGTCCAAAATGACCGCACAGGCTCACGGCTGTATCTGCTGCGTCGTACGACACTGACCAATAAAACCCCGCTTCAGGCCAGAACCTATATCAATCAGGCGCTGGCCTGGATGATTGAGGATGGGGTTGCCGCGCGGATTGACACGCAGGTGGAGCGAACCGGCATCGATGTGCTGGCCACTGCGATCACCCTTTGGCAGCGGGACGGTGCCCGCCACACGATTACCTTTGATGACTTATGGAGTGAAGTCAATGGCTGACAGTGAGTTTAGCAGGCCGCCGCTGCCGCAATTAATTGCAACTATCCGCAGCGATTTGCTTACGCGGTTCAATGAAGATGTGGTGTTGCGTCGTCTGGATGCGGAGGTGTACGCCCGCGTACAGGCTGCCGCCGTCCACACGCTGTATGGCTACATTGACTATCTTGCGCGGAACATGTTACCGGACCAGGCTGACCCTGATTGGTTAGTGCGGCACGGCGCTATGAAGCGTTGCCCACGGAAAGCGCCAACGTCCGCTGTCGGCTTTGTTCGCTGGCAGAACGTCAGTGGCACGCCTGATTTGCCTGTTGGCACAGTGTTGCAACGGGATGATCAGCAAACATACACGACCACTCAAGCCGCCAGTGTGGTAGGCGGTGTGCTGCGCGCGCCTATATTGGCGGATGCCGCAGGGCGTGAGGGTAACACCGATGATGGCATTGCCCTGCGTCTTGTGACTCCGATTGGCGGTTTATCCTCGACGGGCTATGCCGATGATGTTGCAGGGGGGGAGGATATCGAGCCGTTGGAAATCTGGCGTGGCCGCATTATGGAGCGGTGGTTTTACACTCCGCAAGGTGGCGCGGATCATGATTATGTGATCTGGGCAAAAGAAGTTGCCGGTATTGCCCGCGCCTGGACGTTTCGCCATTACAAGGGGATCGGTACGGTGGGGGTGATGGTGGCCACGGGAGATGCTGCCCATCCTGCACCGCCAGTCGAAACCGTCACGGCAGTTCGGGATCACATTTTACCGCTGGCACCGGTGGCAGGCGGAGGTTTGTTCGTGTTCGCAGCCACCGAGAAAGTGATCCCCATGACCATTGCGCTGGCAAAAGACACGCCGGAAATCCGGGCAGCCGTTATTGCTGAGCTTAACTCTTTGTTTTTACGTGATGGTGTTCCGTTCGTAACCATACACCTGTCGCGCATCAGCGAAGCTATCAGCATCGCTACCGGGGAATATGCCCACCGGCTGGATGCACCGACTGCCAATATCGTATTGGGCAACGTGGAGCTTCCCGTTCTGGGCGTGGTCACCTGGTCAAACTACAGTGCGGGGTAACTATGGCGCTTGAAGATGATTACACCCAACTGCTTTATCACCTGCTGCCTCCTGGCCCGGCATGGGAGGGCGATAATCCGTTGCTGAATGGGTTGGCACCGTCTCTGGCGGCCGTTCACCAACGAGGTGATGACCTGATGCGGGAGATTGATCCAGCGCAGACAGTTGAACTGATCGGCCGTTATGAAACGCTGTGCGGCTTGCCGGACTCCTGCGCCCCACCAGGGGTGCAAACAATACGCCAACGCCAGCAGCGCCTTGACGCAAAAATTAATATCGCTGGTGGCATCAACGAGCAGTTTTACCGTCAGCAACTGGATGCCCTGGGCTATTACACCGCCACTGTCGATCAGTTCCAGAACCTGGACGCCACACCCGATCCGGAGTGGGGCGACAAGTGGCGATATTACTGGCGTGTGAATATCCCAACGGATGCCACCGCTGCCTGGCAAACCTGCACCAGCGCCTGCAATATCGCTATTCGCACCTGGGGCGATACGGTAGTGGAATGCGTTATCGACAAGCTGTGCCCCTCCCACACCGTAGTGGTATTTGCTTATCCAGAAGGAAAAAAAGATGCATAGAATTGATACGCCCACGGCGCAAATCGATAAATTTGGCCAGGGGCGAAATGGTTTCACAAATGGTGACCCTTCAACCGGTCGACGCGCTACAGATCTGAATAGTGACATGTGGGATGCAGTACAGGAAGAGCTGGCTAATGCTATAGAAAAGTCGGGCCTAGCCCTGAATAAAAACAGGCACGATCAACTGTATCAGGCAGTAAAAAAAATCATTAGTGATGATATCAATGACCGGGCTTTACTAAAATGGAATAATCTCTCAGATTTATCAGATAAAAGCACATCACGAAATAATTTGAGTGTTTACTCAAAGGCCGAATCTGATGGTGCGTTTGCCCATAAATCTGGCGACAGAATACAATGGCTGGATGTGACAGATGGGCTGGCAGTAGGGAAAAATGTGGTCGTGGACGGGGATGTTTATATCGATGGCCACGATTATGTTACTAAGCGCGGAACAAATAACACAGTTAATAATGAACGAGGAACATCCGGCTATCGCATCCGAGGCGGCAGCGATCTTTTTGCAGATATATTCCACAACGAGCGAATCGGAATTAATCATTATTTGGGCATACATGTAGCTAACGGCGGCGCGGATGGCTGGTTTGAATTTAGAAATGACGGTTCATTTTGGGCTAACGGCGGCGCATCATTCGGCTCTAACATACACGTATCGTGGGGTGGGCGAACTGCCACGTATCAGGAAAACGGTGATGTGCACGGAACTGTTTGGGGCGGCGCGCTGAGTAGTTATATCAATGGAACATTTGTCAGTGACATCCGGCTGGTTAGCCGAGGTGTTATAACAACAGACGGTGGTATGAACGAAGCGCCATGGGGTGCGGTGATAACGGGCGGTAATGGCAACGAGGGGAACCAAGTCGGGCAGATGTTTTTCCGCTATTTACAAAAAAAAATTAATAATAACTGGTATACGGTGGCGTACGAATGAAAAAGTACGGTATTTTCAAAAATTATATCCCAACGCCCGGAACACACGCCGGAGCACTGGCGGCGCAATTTAGCGCGCAGTTTATCTGTGACGTTCAAGGAAACGACTGGTATGAGCTGCAACACTCATTCAGTGACGACACAATAAAAATTGTGTATGACAGCGCTGGAGTAATTCAATGCGCCAGCACTGACGCCAGCACACTATGGCCGTCAGATGCGTGCATTGCAGAAATCAATAAAAACCAGTTGCCAAAAGATTTTGAGTTACCAATAAATACTGATGGCTGGCAATTTGATGGTAAAAAAATAGTACCACGCGCATATACACAAGAGGAATTACAAGAAAAAGCAGGTTTGATTAAAGAAAATTTATTGCAGCTGGCATCGGTTAAAATTGCTCCGCTTCGTGATGCTCAGGAGCTGGATATAGCAACTGATGATGAGATTAACGCGCTAAAAATATGGATGACATATCGCGTTCAGATTAATCGTATTGATATCACTAATGCACCCAATATTAAGTGGCCAGGCATGCCTGATGTGTCGCGGCGGTAATTTTGGCGTTGTGACAAATGCGGTTAACAGCATGACCTGTTTTGAGTTTGATGACAGTCAGTGTATGTGATGATCGAATGGCACAAAAAACCCGGCGCGGTGGTCGGGTTACATTTTGATTTATGGATGCAATATGTTAATTAACTGCCCGGCTGAAACATGATTGTTCTCTGTGACCTCCAGGTAACTGACTGTCAATGATGACTCTTGAGCCACAGCATCAGTCAACTCTTTCAATTCGTCTGTAGATGTAATTTCTGAGCTGGTTTTGATGGTGAAACTTTCACCATTAGATGCACGCGTAACGGTGATGCTAATGTCTTGGTTTGTAGGCCCAGTTCTAGTTACACCTTTGATATAAAATTCATCTTGCCTGGTTTGTTTTTGCCTATCTACAGATTGCCGCTGAGTGTAAGTGTTCAGCTGTGACCTTGAAATTGTTTCATCGCCCAATTTAACTTTGGAAACCTTGGGGTCCTGCGCAATGTTTTTAAGAAATTTATGTCTTCCATCCTCACCGTGCGCCATAACTTCGCGGCTGATGTTTGTCTGGCCAGTCTGCAAAACCTCGAGAACATTTCTTTGGGATTGGTTCAGTGCTGAGGCTGTTTCTTTGACAAGAGCTACCTGGTCGGATGAGGCTTGTCTTTGAGTTTCCCAGTACTCATTAGCCACTTTCATTCCAACCGTACCTGCAGCTATAACCATGGCAACGACTGCGCATAGTGCCTGCCGCCCTGTCATTTTCCCAATAGCTTCTCTAAGCACGCTTACCGCTCCGTTGACAATCGCATCTGAATCACCATCGGCTTGACTTGAACCCTCGCTGATGTGATAAACAATATCAAGTAAGTTCTTGTCAGAATTAGTTAATTTCTGCCTATTGTGAGTGTCATGCCTAATTACTGTAAATGCTTTTTGAATTTCATTGGTCAGTTCAGCCATGCCAAAAAGCATTGATGCTGTAAGTGATGAATTATATCGTACTTTATCACCTTTGACATTGATGCTTATGGTTGGCCAGCCCTTAAACTCAATGCTAGGGAAGAAAGCAAGTCTAAACCTTGCTCAGAGTAGTAGAAAGTGGTTATCAAAACCCAAAAACTATACAGCTAAATCAATCGGTTATCTTAAGAGTGAAATCACACGCGCACTGACAAAAAACAGCAATTTATGCATTAAAATCAGAGATTAATAGCCAGCACCCTGAACTACTGCTGCGTCATATGGGCTGGACCGAAGCAGCCGACCTGATTGTTAAAGGTATGGAAGGGGCAATCGCCGCTAAAACCGTGACCTATGACTTTGAGCGTCAGATGGACGGCGCTAAGTTACTGAAATGTTCAGAGTTTGGCGATGCGATGATTAAGCATATGTAACCTGATTTTTGTAACAAACAGCCAACATATAATGTTAAATTTATGTTGGCTTTTAGATCTCAAAACCTTTCCCCAAAACCCCACCAAAACTCTTCCCCAAAACTGTTCAAAAAGAACCCATTACACGGCAATCACCATCCACTCTTTTCCCCGGTCATCATTATATTTGTTCGTCATTTTTGTGATTTATGTTCCAACAGTTTTTGCGTTTCCAAACCTTGTTCCCGATACAGATGTTTAGACAGAGAACGTTGGCGCGGTACTGAACGGCCATATTATTCCGGAGCGGTCTCTGGCCTTTTTGAACGTAGTTGTTATGGCGTTTGCTAACAAATCGAATAGGCTTAATGACAACAAATTTCCCGGTAAACAGAGCCGACTACCGGTAATCAAGCCAGTTTTTTACAGCTTCAATATCATTCGACTGAGTGGACTGTGGTTAGAAAACGATAATCTTAGTGGGCAAATAGTAAACTGCAAAAAATTTGCCACTTTCCTTGATAGTCATCGGCGGGACTTTTTTTCACCAATAACAGCTGTGACGACATCTTTAAATCCGGCGAGAGTATTAATTACCCTCTTAATCGGCTTATCGGAGAGGTTCCGGAGCATACTGGGCACAAGTGGGCTAAATGCAACTTTAAAGTCATTGTCACTCAGATCTATCGATAGTCTGTCAGGATTCCATTTTGGACTGCCCCTATGCCAGTAGACGATCCTACCGTATATTTGGACTGCCCCTATGCCAGTAGACGATCCTACCGTATATTTGGACTGACCCCACAACGGTAGACAAATTCTGTCCTCACGACGAGGCCTGTTCAAAGGCCTCCGGGCTGACGCCACCGAGATGGCTGTGACGCCGGGCCCGGTTGTAGAACACTTCAATGTAATCGAAGATATCCGCGCGGGCCAGATCCCGTGTTTTATACATCCGCTTTCTGATCCGTTCTTTTTTCAGTGAACTGAAGAACGATTCGGCCACGGCATTATCCCAGCAGTTACCACGCCGGCTCATACTCGGGACCAGGTTATTGGCCCGGCAAAACCGTTGCCAGTCGTCGCTGCCGTACTGGCTGCCCTGATCGCTATGCACAATCACCTCGCCGTCCGGTTTTCGTCGCCAGACCGCCATCATGAGCGCATCCAGTGCCAGTTCGCGTGAGAGGGTGGGCTTCATCGACCACCCCACCACGTTACGGGCAAAGAGGTCGATAACCACCGCCAGATACAACCAGCCCTGCCAGGTGCGGATGTAGGTGATATCGGTCACCCAGACCTGATTGGCCCGGACAACAGTAAACTGCCGCTGCACGCGATTAGGGGCAACCACTGAAGGTCTGCCAGCAATACGACGCGGAGCTTTATAGCCGCGCACGGCTTTAATCCGGTTCAGTTGCATAATACGGCCCACCCGGTTTTTACCGCAGGTTTCCCCGATTTCGTTCAGGTCGCCATGAACCCGCCGGTAACCGTATACGCCTCCGCTCAGTGAATATGAGTCACGGATAAGCGTCAGCAGACGCTGGTTATCTTTATCACGCGCCGAGACCGGGTTGTGCAGCCACGCATAGAACCCGGCCCGGGCGACATGAAGTACCCGACACATCGTCATCACACCCCATACAGTGCGGTGCTCATTGATAAAGCGGTACTTCAGTCGGGCTCCCTTGCAAAGTACCGCGCGGCCTTTTTCAGGATATCCCGTTCTTCTTCGGTGCGTTTTAGCTGCGCCCGTAGTTTCAGGATCTCGCTTTTGGCTTCCAGTAAATCCCGGGCATGCTGTTCGCTGTTATCAGGTTTGACAGCCCGAAGCCACTTGTAGAGACTGTGTGCAGAGACGCCCAGACGGTCAGAAACTTCAGCGACGGAATAGCCGCGTTCCGTTATTTGACGGACGGCTTCTTCTTTAAATTCAGGTGTAAATCGTGGTGTGCCCATACGTTCCTCCTATGCTCAAAATATACGGTAGGATCGTCTACTGGCATAGGGGCAGTCCAATATACCACGATGGCTAAGGTGCTTACATTGAAGCCGTGGAACCCCCGGCACAATACATGAATTAAAGCGAAATTACACGGCCCAACGGAGAGCGATAACACCATCTTTCCTTGTAACCTTCTGTTGGCTTTCCAAAAGAATAGCGCATTGTCTTACCCATTGATGTGCACAAATCATAGGCGGAATTAACATTTAGCCAGGTTACGATGGTTCCCGGACAGAATGAATCATGTAAGCGGTCAAGACCACCATTAACATAATCAAAACATATCCATTCTGGACTCTCTGCCTTAGTAATTAGTTGAAATGCGCAGGGTTTTCCATCAAAAAGCAATACATATCCAAAGAACATTTCTCGCAAAACACTTATCATATCAAGCATTTCTGCCTTGTTACCCGGTTTACTTCCCCATCGTTTTTCGTACAAATCACAGTAGATAGCGGTGAGTTCTTCAGGTGAAAACTGCGATTGATCGCGAAACTCGCCTCCTGCATTAAGAAATCGCTTCAGCTCCCTGCGCCGACTATTTTTTGTTGACGATGAAAAACCACTTTCACCACAGCCCTTAGCCAGACAGATGGAACGCTGACTGTTAAATTTGTAGGTTACGTTTCTGGTTTTATCACCGTTTATGCAGGACAGGATCTTGGTTTTGAAAGGCAGAGACGTTTTTAAATCAAAACCTAAAGGTAATATAATTTCATCCTTGTTAAACGGATAAAAATCAATGCCAGATCTTTGTACGTCCTTACCCGTTGCGGCAAAACTGCGGTTATTCCATGTGCAGAATCCCCCTAGCAATTTGTTGTCTTTGTCACGCTTCACAAAGTAAGTTGACTTTAAATTCAGACGATTTTCTAAAAATGAAAGCACATCAGGATGGGTCATAAAGCTGCCACCATACAGGTTGTAGCACAAATTATAATCATCTGCCGTGCCGTGTTTCCATCCTGAGAAGAAAGTAGTTAATGTTCGCGCCATTGAGATCTATCTTAAAAAAACAAAAGCCAATAATACTACAGAATTCAATAACTTCAAGCGTGGATAATGTCGAATATACCTTATTTAAGTTATTTATTCAGGCTAATTTACCTGTAAATTATGATTGTAACGAATCTTCATTACCTTTATTTCTGGAAGTGAGTAGAAAATGAAATTTTAACTCAAAAGCACATACAAATCTGCTGCCGAACGCGATGTGAAAATTTTTTTTTGCCAGGCTCACGCGTACGCAAAATGCGATGTAATGTGAGCAAAATGGCGGTTTCACAGGGAACTGAATATCGCTACCAGCCCTGGCATAAGCCGGGGTTTTAACCCGGAATAACTTTTCTGGAAGAGTATAGGGGGGAGTATGTCTACATCGATTCTTACATCAATTCAGGGCAGTCTGATGACTGCTGTCATCAGTGTCATTGGAGATAATGGCAGCGCTGACTACTGTATTCTGTTTGGCGCTTTCGCTGGAGCGGTCTTTTATGTCGCCACTGCGGCATATATGAAGGTCATCAGGCGTGCCGCCTACTTTTTAGTCTCGTGGATTGTTGGCGTCTATGGTGCCGGGCTGGTCGGTACGAAGCTTGAGCAAATACTCGGATACAGCGACCAGTCGCTTGACGGTTTGGGTGCCGTATTACTTTCGGCATTGGCCATCAAAACGCTGACTTTTTTCAGTCAGCAAGATCCCACAACGTGGTTCACCCGTTTAAAAGGAGGCCCTCATGGTAATAAGTGATTTAATGGTTATTGTTAATGTTTTGCTGTGTACGGCAATAGTGCTTCGCATAATGTTCTTCTGTAAACCCGGTGGCAGGCACCACTGGTGGGCATCGTGGCTAGCCTACCTGATTATTCTGGCATACGCTTCGGTACCCTTTCGTTTTCTGTTTGATAGTTACAAACACACGCATTGGGCCGTTGTAATAATCAACCTTATCCTGTGTGCGGCGGTACATCGGGCTAAAGGAAACGTGGCGCTGGTTTTTGCCGTACTTCGGCCCGACGATAAATGAAATACCGACGCCGTCACTTAAAATGGCTACTTGCTGTTTATTGGCGGCGAACAATAAATTGCTATAAATCTGTACGGTTGTAGCCGATTTTTTAATTTACCGCTAATCATCGCCCGGTGATTTAATGGGGTTGATTCGAATGGTAAGTCATTAACGCTGCATTCAGTGTTAAAGCCGCCACAAACTCTTACTGTCGTCCGGATGGGCTAAGGGCCATAATTCGTGCTGCCAATCTCAATTAACCCGGTGAGCCGAAAAGCCAGCTAAAAATTGAGCTGTGAGTAGCTGCACGTTCGTTCGCAGAGAAGCTTCACCTGACAAGTCATTTTTGGTCCATGAATTGTTTGGGTGGGGCGCGGGGTGGGTACGCTAATCTCTCTTGAACAAACCAACGTTATACAAACATAGGCTATAAGTGACAGCAATGCCTTTCATGCAATCGAACGGGCAGCATATTCACCAGTGCTGGACCATGTTGACTCACCCCGCGCTGACGAAATCAAAATTCTGCCATTACCAGCCACTGATCTGTTTCTTCAAACATCTCTTCGATAATGCGCAGCAGGGTGGATTTATCACTTTTGCTGGCATCGGTTTTGACACCGTTAGCCTGCATGGGTTTTACTTTGACCTGCGCATCCGGAAATACACGCTGAATCCGTTTTTCTAACTCGTTGAGAATGAGCTGTTCAGCATTAGGCAGTCCGGCCACGTTGCGCTTATCATAGATCAATTCAACGTACAT